CATCTCATGTCTTATAAGATTTCCAAGCGGCGTAGCTTCAAAAGTCTGCCTTAAAAATGTTCTGGACTGTTCAGGATTAAGCAGTCCAGCAGTAACATCGGCTGTACTTAATGCTGATTTAATAATAGTGCTATTAGTTTTCATGTTTTCTCATCCTCCTTTAAATTAAAGAATTCCTGTAAGATAGTGGGACTCACTTTTTTTAACCTGACTGGGTTCTCCATTCAGGTTTGTTGCAATGCCTTTGGCTTTCAAAACTGCCGAAAGTTCTTTTCTGACTATCTCGGTAATATCATCTTTGGTCAGTTTCTCTTCCTCTTTCGCAACAGCTTCTTCCTCTTCATCACCGAGTGCCTTTTTGATTTCCGCAGCAATAACCTCTTGAATATCCCCTTTGGTTATCACTTCATCCTTTGTTTCATCTTTTGCTGTTGATGCTGCAGACTTTTCAATCTTCTTCTCGGTACCTGATTCCATAGCTTTTTTGATTTCTTCCTGAATCATTGTTCTGATATCTTCAGCCTTCACGATATCATCCTCCTTCTCTCCTTCAGAGTTTTTATTTATTTGTTCGTCTCCTTCATCTTCATCAAACTGAGAGGCGAATTCACTTAATGATTGAACAATCTCATTAAGCTTAGCTTTGTTTGAAGCACTCATCTTCTTGCCGGCCTTTCTGATAGGCTTGTCGGTAAGAAGTGCTTTAACAACGCTTTGCTCTGTCAATACATCCATGATGATTTCTGAGAATTCTTCCAAAGCACTTTTGATTGCAGCTTCATCAGTCTCATATTCCCATCTGTCAGTATTCCAGTTATACTTATAAAGCAAATCTTCCAGAGTATAAAAAGCTGTCCAAAAGCGGGTGCTCTTTATACTTGCATTGTACTTATCTTTCATGGCTCCTTTTTCGACCACATCAAAGCCAAGGGCTTCAGCAAGTTTCTTGAATAGGCCTTTCTTTTCAGTGTCGGTATTCATTGCATCATCATCTCCTTTCTCACCGGATTTCTTTTGTATGCTGTTCAAATCCACATTTTCATCACTGTATTTACCGACACCCCCCATAGAGAACCCCGTAATCTCACCCTTTTGAACCTTATCCCATATCTCTGGATCGGAAATTTCAACTGTTAATAACCAGGTACCTTTCTTGATTTCTTGCCCTTCAATATTTTCATCAGACTTAGTAACCCAATTTTCAACAACAGTTGCATTAGACAATTCCTCAAAACTATGCTGAATATCAACTTTATCACCGTTTTTTGCAAACCAGTATGCAGCCTTTGTTATTTCTTCCTCGGTCATAAAGTTCCCATGGGAATCTTCAACCATTGGCTCATACACTATTCCTGTAATATAGTGGTTTTCATTATCCACCTTCAGGATTCGGCCGAAAGTAGTAAAGTTTACCTCACCTTTTTCCGCCTTGGTAATAAGGAACTGCTTCTTATTAGCTGCCTTATCAACAAGGGATACAAAAGAGATTTTTGCATCTGTGATTTCATAGGCTTTCTCCACTTTTCCCAACGTTCTCACCTCCTTTCATGGGGTAATTGGCAATAAAAAAAGCGTATTTTATTAAACACGCCATTTTACCTCCTTGTAATGCGAATTGCAGATTTTTTATCTAATCTCTCAAGCATTGCTACAGTGTATGGCTTAAACTGAATGATTTCATCCATAGATTTATAGCACCACACCGTAACCTCGTTATATTTTCCTGTATCAAGTTCTTTAAACATCCTTAATAACTGAGCATCAGTCACACCAGCAGGAACAATAACCCGATAATTAATCCTCTTTACCCTTTCGTAGTTTGCTTCGTCTGAATTAACCACAGCAAAGCCTGACGGGCTATGTATGGCTTTTTCTACATCTGCAGGTGTGTTTATATATCCATGCTTATTAACAATTGATGACGGCTTTCTCCTGAAGGCAGAGGATAAAAATTTTAACATAGTAAGACCTCCTTATTCTATTCCTGCTTTAGCTCTGTTTTTGGCATCAAGTTCAGCTTCCCACAAAGCATTATCTTCTTCTATTGCTTGTTGCTGAAGCTTTCTTCTTTCTTCTATTGGTAAACCAAAAATATCGTCGTTGACAATAGCTCGATGCACACAATGACAATTAACACGCTCTGAAGCAGGCAGAGAAATATCTCGTGGGAACATGGCCTCATAGGTCCCGGTCGGTGCATATATGACAAACGGTTCATTCTTTTTAACGATTGTACCATCCATAGCTTGATGATGTGGCCTAGGTTTTATTTTGTACTCTCCGGTATGTTTCCACTCCTTCCGGTCTACTGCTGGACTCTGCCTTATAGCTTCCTCTTGGGAGTAAGAATGAGCTGTCAGCATTTCTGTAATAGCAGTAGCTCTTGCCCGTTTACGGCTAAACCCATAACTGTCCATGAGTTTTTCCATCACCTGCTGAACACTATCTCCATTTTCAAGGCCTTTATTGAGAATTCGCTCAAGTTCTTCATGTGATCCGAGCTTCATTATTCTGCCAAGCTCTTCGCTCCAGCTTTTTATCCAGTCAGATGTCCTTTCACTGAACATGGAAAAAGCTAAATCTTTATCTATTTGCTTGATGTATGAGTCTGTCAAGCTACGAAGTGCTTTTTCAAATATGTCTTTGAAAACCTCAGCCAGTTTCTCATCAGTCAAGTCTCCCTCTAAAAGATTCGGCATAATGTTGTTTATTGCAGTTTCAAGGTCAACTCCTTCTATCTCTCCAAGGAAATACTCCAATTCCTGCTCAAGAATTTCCGCTATGGCATCCTCAAGGCTGTTTATATTTTCGACGGTTTCCGAAGCATTAAGATAACCTTCCTCATTGAGCCTGTCGGTTAAGTCGTCATCAGCCTTGCTTATGTAAGTATCAAGAGCTTTTATCAATGTCTCAAACTCATTCATTCCGACACCTTCTCCTTCTCCCGGCTCATTTTTTGGAGCAGTTTTTTGACTTCCTTCATAATAACAACAATGTCATCTTCCTTTGAGTCCATAGCCTTTTTGATAGCCTGGTCTATCTGTTCAGTTATGCTTTGACCGGTACTAGAAGATGAATTTATTTGAGTTTTGGTAACTGCAAGCGGAATATCTCCCCATTCTTCCTTATACGGCTCTGCAACCCTCCCAAGAGTTTCAAGAGTAATTTCTTTTGCAGTATTTGGTGTCAATCCTCCTGCACGTTCAGTTATATTTAGAATTTTGAAGATATCATCAGGATTTGTAATATCCGGAGCTTTGAAATAAACTTCCACATATTTAAACTGATAGCAGTTAAGAAGCTTGTTGTTGATGGTCCATGCAAGGCTTTTGCGTTCAGGAATAAACACCTGTTTTTCTGTTACTTCCATGGCAGTCTGAGCAGTTGCTCTGTTAAAGTCTGTGGTATAGCCAGTATACAGATCCGGTAACCGGAATGCTGACTGCACCTTTTTACGGGAATTCTCAAGGTAATCCTGGAAGAGTTCATCTTTTTGCAGAATAGAAGCCATATCCTTTACTTCAACAGATGGTGTCTTTTCAGCTTCAAAATCTACCTTGTTTTCATTCTCTTCAACCTCGAGCACAAGAAAAGCATGCTGCCCAGCTTCACCTTTTATATCGTTCATGTATTCTTTTAGCTTTGTGAAGCTATCATCGGACAGTGCCCCGCCTTTAACAATAATCATCAAAGGTGTATGTCTTCCTTCAGAAAAATAGTTATTATTAAGATTTTCCGCTTTCCTTGCCCCATCTACACTTAAAACCTGCCCTATCCACCGGACCGTACCATAGTCGCTGGTACCAATGGCGAATTCAAGTATCTCATTGGCTTGGTATTCAAGCTCCAGTTCATCAACATATTCGCCATTTCTTTTATCCATGATCCGAGGGTCGCCCATCTCTTTAAAGTATACAACCTTGCCGTTCTTCTCCTGCTTGTATTTGCAGAATTTCTTCAAGCGTTTTATAGGCATACCTTTATAGAAATATTCAACTTCAACCGCTGGGTCAAGAGCTGCAGTCTTTCTTATAGATGGAGTATCTTTGATGAACTCTATCTGAGTAACCTCTCCCGCAATATTCCTGATAACTTCAAGATATGCTATTCCATAAGTTTCTCTTGCCTCAATAAGATCTTCAAATACTTCTTTGGTATCCATATCCATGTTGAGCAAGTCAATAATGCTAACCGCCTTTTCATATTCCGTAGCCATCTCTTCAGTTTCTTCAATGTCATCCTTGTATTTTATCCCAATACCAAAGCCTGCAATATTATCTTTATAGGCTCTGATACACTGAGGCAGGATAGTAGAATGATCTACCATATCTTTTAAACCCTGCAAATCTACCGAAGGTTGAAGCCATATTAGAGAGTTGTTATCGTTAATTGTATTTGACTCGGCAGCTTTCTTAACAGGCTTGTCACTAGCTTTTATGATTTTTGCTGATATGGTTGGTTTAGTTTTTTCATTGCTCAAGCTTTATCATCTCCTTTCTTTCGGTCTTTTAGAGCCACAGGCAAGCATAATAAAAGAACACAGTCTGCTTCATCAGGACTGGATAATCCACGCTTCTTCATATCTTCCTTGCTTTCCACCTTGATTTTACTGTTATCTGTCATGGTGTATTTACGGCATGAAAGCTGTCCAACTAAGTCATTGTCGTTGGGCAATATAAGCTCTACCGGCTTTGGATTTCCTTCTTCATCCTTATTGCTCAGTAAGCTTTTAACCACATTCATCATGTAGGTAGTTGAATCATAGAAATACTTGTGCTTTATTCTAACGCCGAATTTAACCGGTATTACTTCCATCCACCAGTATTGAGAAGGGTTACTCCTTTTTATTTGTCTGAGTCTGTCAACTACTCCACCGCCAACACCACCATCATCAATTTTAACGGGTATTTTATATTTGAACCCGTATTTATCGATAAGCATTTGGCCGAGCAATGCAATATCTGCTGCCGTTCTCATGGTGTCCTGTCCATTGAGCTTTTTATAAAATTCCACCTTCTCGTTTACCTTGAAGCCTATAACTGTTTTATCGTCTCCAAATCTGGCAACATCGCAACCTATGTCAATAGACTCTACAGGCTTTTCCTCCGGATCACTCATTATGCTGGCTTCGATGAGTGATAAAGGAATAAATACATCATCCTCCTGTAGAGGAAACTTGCCAAAAACTCTGACTCTTACTACATTGCTGTCCTTCCCGTATTTGCGTATAAGAGCTTCAATATTCTCTTTATTGGTTCGTGGGCTATCTGCAGCTGAAACAGTATGGCAGCGATATATTGATCGGTCTGAGGTATGGCTGTCATAAAAAACACCAGATGTTTTCGTCGGGTTTCCACACATTAGAAGCTTATTATTTTTACCGGAAAGGGTACCGAGTATTGCTTCTAAAATTGGATCTGCTACACCGGATGCTTCATCAACAATAAAAAGCATATTGTCTTCATGAAATCCCTGCATGTTTTCGGGTTTGGTTGCTGTCCTTGCTACTGCAAACCACCTTTTTTCATACCCAATCATATAGATATATGTCTTGGTCCATTTGAGTATATTTGATAACAATGGACTCTTCGACTGCCATTTTGCAACTTCTGACCATAATACATCATGCAGCTGCTGTCTTGTTGGCGCAGTTGCTACCACCCTTGGGAATGGAAAACAACACAAAAACCACAATAAAATAACCGCTTCTACACCGGTCTTGCCAACACCTTGACCGGATTTCACGGTTACTCTGTTATGCTCCACAATATCTTTAAATACTTCCCTTTGCCAGTCATCAGGAATAAAACTTAAAACCTCTTTTGCAAATAATTCAATGTTTTTACGGTATTCAGGAATCCGCTTCCTGAAAAACTCTCGGCGTGATGTTGGATTATTCTTCATCTTCTTCATTGCTATCACCATCCATTACGCCATGTATCCAATCATTAACCAGGTCATTACCTTTTTGTTCGTCCTCTATCCTCTGTCTTTCAATCCTCAACTTGTTTAAAGCTTCAATGCACCTGGTCTTCTTGGCTTGTACTCGTGTCAACTCTGCTTCAAGTTTCTGTATAACCTCAAAAATGGAAATGGTACGGGTGGTAGTTTCAGTCTGCGTCTGGTAATCATCCTGAATGATGTTTCCATCAATCTCAAGCTTTCTCTGAATAACACTCTCTAAAGTCAGTCCGCCTTTCTTCTCCTTATACTCCGCTATAGTTTTTAGCAATCTGCGCTCTCTGACCGTTAGCAAAGCTATCTGCTCCTGAAGCAATCTCTCCTCTTCATAATTCATGGCCTGTATCATTTGCATTTCTTCGTCATTGAGTGTGTCCCAATAGATTCTTTCATACAGGCCATGCTTATAATTATTTTTATTTCCTTTAGGAGCTCCATGACCTACACCGTTCTTATTTCCGGGTTGTCCTCCCCGTTTTCTTTTGGTAACGTTACTTTTCTTTTTCTCTTCCTCTTTTGGTAACGCTACCTTTTCCCACCCGTCCTGACTTTTCCATTTCCGTACCTGTGATTCCGACACTCCGAGTTCTGAGGCTATGTCCTTGAGCAAGCGTTTTTTCCCCGAGGCAAGCCACAGCTCACGAGCTTTATCTCTGTTAGGACTTCTTGCTCTTGGCACATCACCACCTCATCTCACTTCAATATTCGCTTGAATCTGAAAAAACGCTTACATCTTTGTGATGAACTCTGCGCTACTATAACAATTTACATTTTTTGCCATCATCTTTAAAAAGTCCTCTTTGGAGAAGTTTGATAGTCTGAATATCTCCTCCGGCTTCATACCGAGCTGTTTCCCAACTTCCTGAATAGACTTGCCTGATGCCAAAAGGCGTTGCACTATTGCTTTCATAGGCTCCAATAAGTGAGTACCTCTTGCCCTATTATGGGTTACGGTACCATATATATTACCGCTTTCATCCTCATGCTCAACAATAACAATCGGTACTTTGCCTCCAAGAGCAGAAAAAAGAGGTTCCTCCCCTGCTACGGTCCACCGGTGAAATCCATCAATTATTGTCATATCAGGCCTTACCACTATAGGAAGTGTCCATCCATTTGCAAGTATAGACTGGGTAAGCAGCTTCAAATTTTCCTTAGATACCTTATTGGGGTTGTAATCATTAGGCTTTATCTTGTTCCGGTCAACCCACTGCAAGGTTTTAAGCGGTGAAAATAACTTTTCGTTAATCAACAGTCATTCCTCCCTTCTCTGCTTTCTTTGCTTCGGTAATGTATCTACCGAAAATACGTTGATAAAGTGCTCTGAATGTGCGCAATTTAGGGTCACCTGATATTAATCCTTCGTATATCTCCCTACAGTCATTTTGATTAACTATAGTGTGAACCTGCAGGAAGAAGTTTCGGTACCTGGTAGCAACATATAGTTTATGTTTGGTATCAAAATACTTTTCCATGTTGCCAAACAGCTTTAAAAGCTCTTCTTTATAATCCTTTGGCTTCTCAGTGTTCTCAAGCTGTTTTCTTTTCTTTGTTCTCCGGCCAAACATTTCACTATCCCAATATAAAGCTGCCAAGTATGCATTTGGTTCCCTGCGTATTATCCGTTCCATCAGGTCCGGGTAATACTCATTCATTTTTACCAGGCTTTTTGCGGTATCTACCGAGAAAAACTGTGATACTCTTAACTGCCCTTTGGGTATTCCTGACTGCCATAGGTAAAGATATATGTCCGGTATTTCAACTCTTTGCTCTTTGAGGTAAAGCCATACATCATTATTGGTCCAATCATAAATCGGAAATATCTGCTTTTTATTTGTTATATTTCTCCCTGACTTTGTCATGGCCGCAATGTTCTGAAGCCTCTGTATAGATTCCGCTGTCCTGATACCGGTTATTGTAATGCCATCAGAGCATATTCTTGGTAAAAAGTCCTGATACGCATCTTTTCTTGGGAATAGTAGCGGGTGGCTTCTAATGGCAAAAGAAGGTGGCTGCCTTACCCATACATCCTGCTTTTCACTATCCCAGCATATAAAAGTTTCATCATTGGACAGCTCATTAAAGCAGTTGAAATGTTTTACCTCCAGGCAGAACCATTCAAACTTGGCTCCCACAAGCATAAACTTCTTTCTCCAGTTCATTACAGTTTTTTCTATACATGGGAATATTGCTTCCTCATCTATATACTGCACTGTCAGTTGGCTAGGGTCTATCTGTCCCTGTTGGATCAGGTTAAGCACCAGTTGTCCCATGCACAGGCTGTCTTTCCCTCCGGAGAATGACATATAAACAGGCAGCCCATTTCCGAATACATTTTTAATCCGGATTTCGGCTGCCTTTACTACGTTAATGCTGGCTTCACATCTTTTTATAGCCAAATCTGCTCACCACACTTTGGACAGATAACATACCTTTTTATATCTGCCGTTTCTACCTCATCCTCCTGTATATCTGATATAGAATTATTGTCCGTGTTGCCGGCATTTTCAATAAGAGCTTCTTTTTTAGCTGAATTACTCCTTATGCTTTCAATCTCTTTTTCATCAAGGGTACCGTATTGAGAAAGCTTCTCTGTTACTTCCTCTGCCTCCGCTACCATTGATTTTAAGATTTCCTCATCAAAGCCGGGAATATCCAAATCGTTTCCGAGCTCTTCTAAAAAAGCATTTAGTGTATCAAGGTTTTCAATCCCCAAGCTGAATATTTTATTATCCGCAATCATAAGCTTTTTCTTCTGATTCTCTGTCAATCCTTCCATCCGGTAAACATCAACCTGGCTTATGCCTGCTTTTTTTAATGCCATAACCAGGCCATTTCCCGCCAGTATCGTATTGTTCTCATCAATAACTACCGGCCGGATTTGCCCAAACATTTTAATGCTTCTTACAAATTCCTCAATCTGCTTTTCTGTATGAATGCGTATATTCCGCTCAGGGGTACGAAGGTCCTCAATGTTCATCTTTGTTATTTTCATTTGCCCATCCCCTCCTTAAATCTTCTGGCACTCTCAATTTTTTCAGCAGCTTTATCCACAATACTTGGATCGATTGTGTATATCTCTTCCCATCCATGCATTACATCTTTGGTCCATTGTCTTGCAGGCCAGGGATGAGTGCCGCATTTATAACCGTTAGGCCAATTGTATATAGGCGGAACAGGCAATTTGTGATAATGGATATATGCAAGTATGCACTCATGCTTCCAGTTTGCTAAAGGACTGTACCTGGTTACCCCTTTCCCATCAATGTAAATATTACCGCCTCTGCCCACATAATTTCCGTCAGCTCTGCGCCTTCCGAGGATGAGTATATCAAGCCCATGCTCTTTGTAATACTTCCTTTGCGCTGCATGCTGCACGATTGAAAACCACCTTGCGGCCTTTGAGCTGTCCTGAGGGAATAACATATCCTGATGCTTGGCTAACCAGTCCAGATCTTGTCCTGTGTTGATAATTTCAAGCTTATCCGGTTTGTTCTTTTCTATCCAATCTAAAAAAGCAGGATATTCAAGATTGCATACCCCAAGCATGCAATCCTTAATTCCTGCCATCTCACATATATGACTGAGGACTAAGCTGTCCTTTCCAGCACTCCATGCATAAGCTGCTTTTTTGCCGCCAACGGTTTTCTTTATTTCGTCAATAGTAATGGCCGTCAGGAGTTCCAGTTCTTCCTTTGTCACATATTCTTCAATATGTTCCATGGCCCGGATCCAGTCATCATTACTTATATTTTGTTTTTTGCCAAGAACCGTTTTCATGCTTTGTGCACCTCCCTTTGGGTCATCAGGAAGGCAATTATTCCCGCTGTCAGCACCGTTGTTAAACTCCCAATGGTTTTATATAGTGACAGGTTATAAATAGTGCCGTAGGCAAACACAGGAAGCCCCAGAAGCAATGCAGTTATTACTCCTGTATAAACTCCTTTTGCTGAAAGCTTAATATTCTTCAATGTCATTACAGTCGGCAACAGTGTGGATGCTCTTACAGTTCCGTATATCAGAAATAGATGAATAATGCTTAATCCCGGAATATTTGCTATGCCTATCCCAAAGACAAGCAGTAATATCATAGCACCTTTTGAAATTTTTAAGCTCTCATCCTTAACAACATCTGTTGTAAGGGAAGCGGCGGCACAAAGATTGCTGTCTACAGTAGAAATCAACCCGGATATAACCATGAACAGGAACGGTAACATAACCCACTTAGGGAAAAGTTGTGTAATCAATTCAAAATTAACTACACCTTTATCAGCTGCAACAAATCCTGAGCCGGCTGCAATAAATCCGAGTATTCCCATAGAAAGCGGAACAATTGCAAACAGTAAAGCTCCTATAAAAAATGCTTTCCCGATTTTGCTTTCTTTAATCGAAAAAGCCCTTTGCCAAAAGCATTGATCTCCAAATGGTCCAGCTATCAAGCCTATTGCAGTAGGCAAGCCAAAACCAAAGAAGACCTCTAGGCCTTTGGCATTGAATAATCCTGTATACTGTCCCGATACTCCGGACAATCCTTTTACCAGATAAGTTATTCCATCATCCATATTGATTGCCCAGGGCACAAATATCAGACATGCTGCCAATATAAGAACCATCTGAAGTGCATCCGTTATTACCGAAGCCTTTATACCGGAAAACTGTGAATATGAATATGCTATCACAGCCAGCATGATAGTAATTATGCTAAAAGGCAGATTTGTAATAGCACTTAGTATTTTACCGCCTGCAAGTAACTGCACTCCTGTAGATAGTATTGTTAATGTCGCAAGCTGAAACAAGTAGACATGCTTTACTTTTGTGGAGTTGTATCTCTCCTCCATAAATCCGGATAAGGTAATCCCTCTTGGCATCACCTTCCGAATTCTCTTTGCGAACGGGATAAATATTAATAAACAAGCTATATTAGGCATTAAAAACCAAAATAATCCCGGTATCCCGTTCACATATGCTTTCTCTGCCGACACAAATAATGCCGGCGCCCATATCCAGGTTGCTGCTATGCTCATTGCAGAGCTTACAGTTCCCATGTTCCTGTTGCCGACATAAAACCCTTCAATGCTGTCCTCTCTTTTTGTCAAAATTACTGTTGCGCTCATCATCAATAGAAAATAGGTAAGTAGTACAATAATCCCATACATTTTTCTCAATCCTCCTTTTTCTTTGGGTTTTCTCCCCGATTATCCCCGGAAACTCTGCTAATTGGCGACTTAGCTTTGTTTTCGGAGCGGTAAAAACATTGAGGAAAGGAGCAGACCACAATGTTTCCACCGGGCGTTGTTTTCCAAACGCACTTTTTGCATTTTCCCTCCTTCATAGAATCATCTCCAATAAAAAAACCGCCACTCTTCCTTGAATGACGGTTTAAGGCGTTTTGCGATTATAGAATTTTACACCTACATCGTAGCATATGATAAACTGCCCAGTCAATGCCCTCTTTTTGCCTTCGGTTTTCAATCCTTCTTTAATCCATCAATGCCAAATATAAGTGCCGATAACCTCTCACATGCAGCATCTACATCTTTGTATACTGTTCGTTCATCTATCCCTTCCATAGTTGCAATTTCTCTTACTGTCATAGGTTGCTCCGATATGTAGAGATTATCTATAACCCGATAACGCCTGCTGTCCTCTGGTTTAGTAGATTTCATGCAATAAGCCTCATACAATGCAAGCATGTCTATTACATGGGTCATGATAATTTTAGTCCTGGCCACACTCTTTTTGATGCTTTCAACGAACAATTCGCTGTCATTTGAGTATTCCCACATCATATCTAAGATATCTATAGCATTCTCATCCAACTGAGAAACTTCAAATACTGCATTTTCAGTGTGCTCTTTAAACATACGGAAATTCCTCAGTAATAGCTTCGTGTTTCTAAGTCTTCGGTCATGCCGGGACTTATGGGCCTTTTTCTTTTCCTTTTCCAATGCCTCAAGTGCGGCCTTGGCTCCTGCTTCAGCTGCCAACTTAATGATTTCAGCTTGTGCCAATGTACTTTTCCCCATAGCTTGCGCCCCTCCTTGTATTGTATTGATAATAAATACCATTTCTTATATAATGGTATTAGGGTATTGTGGGGGAGCGAAAGCTCTCTCTTTTTTTATCTATCTTCCAGTCCTTGTCCTCCAACTATTATCAGTCTTTGGGTAATCAGGAAAAAACCAAGCCCAAATAAAAAATCCCAAAATTATAATTAAAAATATTAAAAATATCACTATTGCAGTAACAGGATTCATGTCTCATTGCCTCCTCATTTTTTTGTGAAATATTTTACTGTTCCATTTAAGATCACTTATTTTTTTTAATAATTCTGGAGTTTCGAATACATTGCCTATTACTTCCCCTTCTCTGATAAAATCTTCAAAAAATATTAGCACTTCTAATGGTCCTACTTCATGATTTTCATACCATATAGGAAGACCATCTTCACTATCTGGATTACGATACTTTACCCTTATAATATCTCTCTCGTACACATCATTACCTTTTTTATCCTCTATACCAGTAAATTGTACTATTTCAAAATCCTCTCCAGATGACAATTCAAAGGTTGTAGCTGTTTTCCATATTACTAACTGACATAGTAAAGATTTATCATTCTCAACCCACTTTTTATTCTTTTTATCCCACACTTTAAATTTCAATTTTCTCATATGTCATATCACCTCACTGAGACTATATTCTTAAAAACTATTGCTATTATCTTAATAGTTAATAATGAAAGATAAACTTTTCCTACAAAAGCTATTGCTTCGAGTATAAATATTACACATCTCCAAACGATAGGGTTTTTATCTGCGCTTCTCTGAAGCTTATTGATGTTCTTATCAAAAATCCTAATTATCATATATTATTCACCCTCTCAAACTCAATTACCCATACCCATGGGTTAACATCCCATGCATAGCCACGCTTGGCATTTATGCTGTCCCATAATTCTTTAAATACTGTTGTGCAGACTTTTTCAAGGGTCTTTTCTCCATTATGATTAATCCCCCATTGATGCTTTACGCCTTCAGCAATAGCATCCGTTTCCGAGATATCCTGTAACTTCTCGGCCCTAATAGCTTTTACCATCAGGAATATTCTTGCGGCTTTATGTGGCATATGTATAGATGGCCGTTTAACCCAGTTACCTACTTTTGGTTCTTCATCTGTAGCCGCATACTTAAATTCAGAACCCCAATAGAACGTTTCTTCAGATTCAGGATAACGATATAACCTTTGCCAAACAGTTTCCCTAACCCAGAGAATATCTCCAGGTTGATAAGGTGCATTGTTATACATTGAATGGCAGGGCATCGGCGTAACCCTTTTTATATTGTCACACCATCCTGCTCCATGCCATTGCCAAAAACCATTGTTCAAAACAGGTTGCGGCTTCATAATTCTTCTCGTTTGAGTCTTTCTCCCATCAATGATTGCCTGTATCATTTGAGTAGAAAATAATATCGGTTTCTCCATTTAAACACCCTCCTTTTTACTCCGTTTCCCTCCCACTATCACTTGGCACCAACCATATCTTGTTTTAACTAATTCATAAACTTGCCCACATTTGCATTTATAAAGCTCTCGTTTTTTGGGTGCATAATACCATTCATTGCCGCATATTTTGCAAATGAAATGTGTCGGTATATCTTTGGCCATCATCAATTCAACCTCACCGGCAGAACCAGTGCCGACTGCTCACCATCATCAACAATCATTGGATTAACGGAGGACCCGAAAGACAGCTCCACATTCTCACAGTCAAAAGATTTCAGGCATTCTATGATATAAGTTCCATTAAATCCAATGGTAATAGGCTTATCTACAGGAGCTTCAAGCTTTATCTGTTCCGAATATTCAGATATAGCAGAGTTTAAAGTAATATTTAATGTTTCATCTTCAAACTGCAGCTTCACAACCCCTCTGTTCTTTTCATCCATGCATATCATACAGCGCCTTAAACCTTCTATAAAGGCCATACGATTTATTATCGCTGAGTTGTCCTGTTTGGTGAACATCCTTTTATATTCGATATATGAGCCATCCAGCAGCCTTGTATATACGGTGTATTCATCCGTTTTGAATATTGCACTTTTAATACCATACGATATTTCTATGTCTCCCTGAAGGCCAATGCTCAATAGTTTTTGAATAGCCATCTTTGGTATTACAAAAGTAAAGTCTTTATTATAGGGCATCTTATACCAGGCTATTCTATATCCGTCACAACCTATAATATTGAGATTGCCTCCTGAAGAATCGAAGTATATACCGGTCATAATAGTTCTTGTATTGTTAGCATCAACTGCATAGATAACAGATTTAACTGCTCTTTCAAAGTTAACACTGCTGATACTGCAAACATTAACATCTGATATGAGAGTATTTACTTCCGGAAAAACCTCCGGATCGAAACTCTGAAACTTGTTCTTTATATTTTGTGCTTTAATTGTAATTGAATGATTATCCTCCGGAATAATCTCTATAGAGCCATCAGGCAGGCTATCAATTAGTTCAATCGCTCTGGCCGGAATAATGAATACTTCATCTGTATTTACATCCAACGGAGTTTTTACTCCCATTTCAAGGTTTGTAGCTGACAGGCTATTCTCTTTAAACAACACTCCTTGGATGGCATTTTCCTGTAATTTGCTCGGAAGCACCATTTTCAACTTTGCTAATTTGGGTGCTATGACAGATTTTTCAATAATCATTATCTCACCTCTCCATTCACAACTTTACTTGCTCTATTTATTGATATAACATTCTCAGCAGTTTCAAATATATTAATCTGCTGCCCAGCTTTCCGAAGCTCATTCCAGCCTGGGAACTCATCATCAAGAAGATTGATAATAGAGGATTTTGTTTCTGCCCAATTTTTACCGAGTGTAGCCACCATATTATCCCAATCCTCAACATCATGAGGTTTAATATCTCCGTCCGTATCTATGTGCCTGAGCTCATGATAAACCGTTGCAATAACCTGTTCCTTGCTCATCTTCTCCATAAAAAAGCTTTTGAGTTCCATAATATAGTGATAACCCCATGTTTCCATCAACCATTGATTTGCTTTACATATCCTTGCTATCCATGTTTTCTTTGTGGAACCTTTTCCAGGTGACCAAGCAGTGTTTTCAAGAAACAGGATCCGCTGCGGGTGAATATGTTTAATTTCATCGAATTTATCAACGAGTTTCTGTGCTATAGGCCTGAAATAGTAATTCTTGATCCAATGCTTATCTCCGAACCTTCCATTATCAACCATCCCAATTCTGTGTATCTGACCACCGTCAGTGTTTTGTGTAAACTGTAGCTGGAAGTCACCATCAATTTCTCTATCAAGTATAACTTCGCCGGTATATAGGTTTAATATTTTTATAATTTTACTCATTTCAATACCTCCAATCCCGCCAGATAATCCAGAATAATCCCATCTCTGGAGCTTATCTCAATCATGTCCTCTACTGCAATGTAATTGCAGTTTCTCTTTCCCTTGTTTTTCTGCCAATAATCCCAACTATCTATCACCTTATTGCCTGGTATAAGATACCTTTTGTTAAAAATCTTCATATAGCACAAAATAAATGAAATTTCTCCTATGTCCAAAGCTTCCCGTATATAGTCTATTTGATGAGGCTCAATATACTTAAGAGGCAGCCCTCTTTTGTCTTCTGATTCCTTGCAATCAAATGATATTGATATCCCATTTTTAACAGTTCCCCGAAAGTCTAATGTACTCTTTCCTTCTGGGAATGCTGATACGATCTGGTTGCCTCTCCTAACTACTTTCCATGGAGTGCTTATTTTTTGTACTAAGGCTATGCCCCTACGTCTATAAGCCTCATTTGCATATATAACCTCTTGCTCAAATGCTTGACCGAGGTTCCCCATATATCTTTTATGCTTTTTTTGGCTTGTAGCAGTATTTACCCTCAACTTTTCTACCCCCTTTTGGACGGTCTCAGGAATTCTTCTTCAGTACATCCATTCTTCACTCTTTTATAAAGAGCATGCAAGCCTATTCCTGTAATCTCAGACCATTCTTTAATAGTTCTGGTAACACCTTTTACTGTAAACAATTGATTGCTTCGTTTATTATTCTGTTGATCCTTTTGGCTTATCCACCTGCAGTTTGAAGGCTCATAATCTCCATCAGGATTAATTCTGTCTATTGTAAGTTCATCTCTATACCCATTGGCTAAAGCCCAATCTCTAAACTTTTCAAAGCTGCTATTCCACTCATCACAAACCTTAATTCCTCTGCCGCCATAATTATGATAATTGTCTTTTTTCTCATATTGGCAACGACCTCTCATTCCTCGCCAAATGCGATATAATCTGCTTTTTGTTTCTCCATGTGTTTTTCTTGCTTTTATCTTGTTTTCATCAGTTAAACATCCACAGCTTTGAGATTTGCCAAATCGTAGCATGCTTCCTGATACCACAGATGTATTACCACACTCACATTGGCATTTCCAATAGGTACCTTTTCTTTCATCCGAAACTTCTTCAACAACAGTCCATCTTCCAAACTTTTGGCCTTTAAGCTCCAACTTCTTTCCTTGACTCAAGGTATCCCTCCTTTTCAGCAAATTTGCGGAGCTTATACACCGTAGATTTTCCGATACCGTTCCCAGTTCCGCTCATAACATCAAGGTGCTGTATAAACTCCGAAACTTTATTCCCTGTAGTAGGTTCTGCCTGGTTTTTTCCATCTCTAAAGCCCTCTTCGTAGGCATCATCCTTTAGGGCATTTATGTACATACAAAGCTGATAATCGGTCATTTTGCGTATTTTAACCGCTCTTTCATGCATTCTTTTTTCCTCTTCATTCTTTCTGCAGTTGCGTTTTTTCACAAATAACCCCTCCTATCCAACAAATGATTTAGGTGGCATCGGTATAATCTGCCCTTGTGGTTTCCATAAATGCAAACAGAATGGATGCACATTGACATATTCAGATTTTGGCGGATGGTACTGGACAACACATTCATCTTCCCTGAAAAATATATCTTTTACCTCACACATTTCTTCCCATGAACAGCAATGATTTTTATAACTGACTGATACATGATCCCAGCCACCACCCCAACTGAAGATAATCATAACTGGTTTTCTGCTGCCCCGGAGATAACCAATTGCCCATCCACCATCAGCTCCTATTTCCTGAATAATAATCCTTTTATCTTGTTTTATTTCATCTAATGATTTCATCTGTGATCCCTCCTAAACGTCCAGTTCAGGGGGAGTAACCCCCAAATTATCACAAAGCTTTTCGTAACAACCTCTGCAGACATATGCTAATTGCTTTGCACCGGTTCCCCGTTTAGCTCTGGCCAGCAATGCAATCATTTCCTTCTTCAGCTTTTCCTCTTTACATAAAGCACATTGACCGTACATCTTTTTATACCAGGCACTCTCTGTTTGCTGTTCCACACTTACTTGCCGTTTAAGGATCTCCGGAAACTCCTGCAATGCTTTTAAATCGATACCTTTGCCCATAATATCTAGCAGATTATCTTTCAAAAATACCGGGACAATTTTCTCTTTGCACTTCTTAATAAGTCTAAGAATCCAATCCCTCTCCGGAATAACTTTATCCCGCCGATTTCCTGTTTCAGCTCCGATAATTACCCAATCCACTTTTTCAACTAATTCATCAGCTGCTTCATCGGACCATGGTGCAAGAATAGGTTCAATGCTTATAAATACATTCACTTTTTCATTCCAGAAAAATTCCATATCCGGAGTAGGTACAGTTGTGCCATACCAAAAATTATCAGCTGTAGGGAGAATATCTCTTTTAAGCAGTTCTTCATAACGCTTTGGATTTTTTGTAAGAAACATATAATTGTGCTGCGGGTATTTCTTACAGGCTTCAAATATCATAGAGATCCATTCATCAGGTATCCAATCTCCAAAAACATCAGCCATCGACCCAACAAATATATTTCTGCCATTTTTCACTTTCCCGGGCCAATCCATGCGGTACATGTGCAGCGTAGGTTCAAATCCATAAGGATAATTCAATGCCCTGTTCTCCCGGGTAATAAATGGCTTATCTAACACATATAATCCTCTTTCATTATCATACTGGCAGTCATTAGATGCCTTATTTAACCTGATGTCTCCTGAGAATCTTGCGGACTGCTTCCTTGCATAGCAGTATGGGCAATCGTGTTTGCACCCGGTTATGGGATTCCATGAGTAGTCAGTCCAGTCTATTTTGCTCTTATTCATTATTACTTCCCCCCTTCTCCTTGGGCATATAAAAAATCGTTCTATTGTCACGAATATGGTTCTCTAATTTATCTATCACTTCCAAAGCTCTTTCTGGTGTATCATAGTCTCCCAGCTTAGTATCATCTGCAGCTCCTGAAACTCCCATTATTGAGGCTTCAACAATATAAACTTCTTTGTAATCACCAAATGAACGTCTATCCTGGCTTCTTATCCACATAATATAACCCCCTGTCTACATTGCCTTTTTTTGTAATTGCGGAACCAGCTTTGTTTTCTCAAATTTATTTAAGAAGCTTTTAAGTTTATCTGTCATATCTGTATTGTTCTTACCTCTGCATTGGACTATCTTTCCATCTTTAACTTCCATAGTGCAGTACGGCTCATCCAGAGTTTCAACCTTTCGGATAAATAAAACTACTGTTATGCCCTCTGCAATTTGTTTTATATAGGTACCAACGCAATGGTGTAGAATTTGTCCTTCTTTAATCAACTCATCTGCATTTTGAGGAGCTCTTACTACAAGTCCCTTATATTCCATCCCATACTTTTCAGTGAGTTCTTTGGCCATGACCTTTATTTTATTTTTCATCTTTCTCTGCCTTCGGGCTTCTTCCTTATCACGTTTGGCCTGTACCAACTTGGCAGCTCTATCGTGTTCCTGTTTTAGGTTTTTGGGGTAAAGTATAAATTCATTTTTTAGGTCATATCTCAGTTCCTTGCAAAACCCTATATAGTCCATCCAGTCACGATAAGCAATTGATAGCTTGGTATCCCTTTCTAAATGCATATAATTCCGCTGGTCTTGATTTTTCTTGATTTTTTCAGCTTGAACAGAAAGATAATTAAGAGCCTTATTCACAGTGGTATATCTTGACAGTTCAAGGAGTCCGGTTGCACAGCCAAGATTATCACATATATACCTTATCTGCTCCGGTGACAAGTTCAGCCCTTCTCTCTCCATCACTTGGACAAGCCTTAATTCTTCTAAGGAAGCATCTATCTTCTGTAGCAAAGGCAATGATTTTTTAGAAATATTTAATATTTCCTGCATGTTTTTACCTTTTGCGTTAATCCAGTTTGTTACCATATGCCCTTGCACTACCTCATAGGTAAGCCTGTAGAGCTTTAACTTAACAAAATACTCAATAAACGGATAGTCCTTATAAGCTGATAGATATCTGTCAACATTAAATCCTATCCCTGGCTTATGAGTAGCAAACTCTTTAAGCGCTGAATACTTCCACTTTGTATCTTTCAAAACATCATCAAGGTTGGCATCATACACAGCTGTATTATGAAAATACCATTTACCTCTATAATCACACCACCTTACATTTCCTGTCTGTTTAAAATTAGCCCATTCATAAGACTTTATTCTATCGCTACTTATATAGTAGAAATCTCTTGTTGCTTCAAACCAATGAGTTTTAGGCTTTCTGTAATGCTCATTAAATTCTCTGCCCACTTTGAAATACCTGATGATAAAGCCTTTATCAAATTTCTGAAACAGAGCAGCTTCAGCATAATCATGCACTTTTTTTGATTTTCCAAGTGCCTTATATGTTATTGGGCTCTTGCAGTTGGGACATATCCCCTCCTGGTTATGCCTTGGCTTTTCTACCAAAACATCCGTTTTACAGTAGGTGCAGTAGCCTTTCATGAGCTTCCTGGAGGATTTATACTCATAATAAATATATCTGCTCTTAAACAAGACCGTTTCCTCTATCCATTTGTTAAAATCCCCCGGGAGCTCCGGTACCATCTCCATCTGTTTATCAATCTTGTCAGTAATTTTTTTGTGCTTTTGGGCAAGGCGTTTCTTCATAATGGCTTCTTGAAAATCCTCAAGCCCTGCAAATACAGTTTTACCGCATTTAATAAAGCTTCTAATTGCTTTTTCAGATTGATCATCCACACAGACACACCATTTCGGCCATTGCCATGCGTCTACCAAGCTTTTTAATGAAGCTGTTTTCCACTTTGATTTGACAGTTCTTAGGTCCTGTGTGATATAATCATCTTGATTCAGGAATACCCTGAAGGCTGCTCTTGTTTTTTCTTCTCTCAGGTCGCATTGGGAATAGAAATTCAAGAGCAGTATTTTTTCATTCTCAACCTCTGTAATTATTGCAGCAACAAAGTATTTAGCATTTTCAACTCTCTTTGCAAGACTTATATATTCCTCTTTTGCCGCCTTTTCCGGCAATTTTGCTAGTGCTCTTTTATTCAACACCTGCACCCCCAAAATCAAACAATGATAACTGTCCTTCCGGTTCATGCTTAGATTTCTTCGCTTTATCTCTTGAAGGTGCAGCTTCAACCTTCTTTGGTGCCTCTTTGGTCGGGGTTGACTTTTCCACTGCTGGAGCGCTCTTTGCCTTTTCAGCTTCCTTTTTCCTCTTCTCTTCCTCTTTCTTTTTATTTTCAGCTTTAATCCGCTCCAGTTCGGCGTCATCCAACCTGTAATAATCCTCTGCCCAAGCATAGACTTCATTATCATTAATCCACCCGGTGCGGTTATTCAGTTTCTTCCGAGCTTCACTTTCCACATGATTAAAGCATTTTTCAAGCGTCTTATGAGGCTGGAGTACCAGCTTTGCAAACTCGGCATCCTCTTTGCACTTTGCTATAAGATGCTTCGATATAGGCTGAGTAGGTACCGTATCATTCTTGGCCGTACCAGCTTCATTTTTGAGCTTTTCTTCAGCTGTTTCTGTTTGCGGTTCCTGTTTTTCTTCAGTGTAAGTAGTTGCTTTTTTCATTTCCTCCGCACATTTGCTGCACAGATCCGGCTCTACCCAATAACAACCACCTTCACAAGGATTATTCCAGCTGCAGCCACATACACGGCACTTCTGAACTTTCTCCTGCTCCTCAATAAGGAACTGGCTATCTCCTTCATAAAACTTTTTTACTGTGTCCTCATCCAGCCCGTTCTCCAAGCCTAAAACCAGCAGATCATCATACTCCCCTGCTCCCCTTAAATTTCTTGCTGTTTCATTAAGGTCATATAGATTATTAAAATCTCCGAATATCTTACTCATGTATACTCTCCTTTCATTTGGCTATATCAAAGAGTGACAACTGGTCAAACTCTTCCTTTACCCGCCCTTTCTTCTTGCCTTTAATCTGTCTTGACTGGCCAGAAATTTCACTGATACCTTTCACAGGTACAGCGCTTTCAATAACAATTTGAGTAGGTTCAGCAACAATTTCAGGCTCTTCAATAGCGTTTTCTGCAGTTTCGGTAACATTTTTCTCATACCCGAGTACTCTGCGGAGCTTATCATACATGGGATCCATGCTTCTTTTGATAACTTCATCTTCAGCATTTCTGGCATCTGTCATCCCGCATTGCTGCCTCCATATCCAGCCATCAAGCATGTATACCGGGGTGTACCACCTGGACCATTCTTCTACAGTTAAGGTGTTACCATGGATAACCACTGCCGGTATTCCATACAATGAAAGCTGCAGATATGCCATATGAACACATTTCAAATCTATATCCTGAGCAGTAACCACCATTTGTGAGCAATAATTCATCCCATTTGCTTTCATAGCTTTTGCAAAGCCCAATACCATAGCACCACTTCCGACACATGGCTCACATACTGTTATAAAACCTTTTTCTTTAACCATTTGTGCTTTATCGGAAACTGTAATCATTCCCATAGCTTCACAAATATGCACTGGTGTAAAAAATTGCCCTTTCCACTTGTTGTGGAGTTCTAACTCGTGGAATACCTGACCGAGAATATCAGTAGGTCCTCCATTAAGAACCAAGCTGTCTTCCATGGCGTTTGTCAGATATGCCAACATTTCAGGAAATCTTTCCTGCTCACTCTTGCTGTAAGTATTTATTATTTCAAAGTACCTTTTCTCCCGTTTTTCCCTATGGATCCAGTCAACCGTATTGCTTAATGCTATAGCCGACATTTCAACGAAGTCTGAAAACACCTGCCAAGTTGAATGCCTGTATCCCAAGTAACCTATAGCTTTTACAATCTCTTTCCGGTAATCTGAAATAGCTTGATTTTTACTCATAGCCACCACTCCTATAATCCTCCCAAGCCATGGTTAACACCGTTGATACTTCACGCAGTCGACTTATAATCGCAACAATCTTAGCATTGTCATAGCCTTTAGGAGTGAGGTTCTTTATTAGGGTATCCTCGTTAAAATTCGTGGTTATGATTGTCGGCTTCATATCCTCATACCGGTCGTTGAGGATGGAATACAGAGTTGACATGGACCAGTCCGTACATTGTTCTTTGCCCAGGTCATCAATAATCAATAAATCTACTTGTTTATAAATTTTTAACACATCATATTCGCTCACCTGGTTATCATCAAAAGCCTTTTTAATATCATCCAGCAGATCTATTGATGTTTTACATAAAACCGGTATACCCTTGTGGATGAGTTGAAGTGCTATAGCAGCTGCCAGGTGGGTTTTCCCTGTGCCATTTGTCCCCTCTATGTATAGGCCTTCACCTCTCTCATAAAACTCCTGGAACCTGTCAGCATATGCCTTTGCCACAGCGTAAGCCTTTCTCTGCTCCGGTGTTCTTGCTCTGTAGTTTCCAAATGTCCTGTTAAGAAACCTTTTTTTGAGGCCGCTTTGTCCAAGCAACTTCTTTATCTTTTCCTGCATTGCTGCCCTTTTTCTTGCTAATTCCTCCTGCTCCTTGGCTTGACGCTGTTTTCCCTCATAATCAGTCCAATACTTTACCGCTGCCTCACAGGTGCAACGCTGGGGAGCTGGTGACCAGAAAGCTACCTGATCAAACAGGATAACCCCCTCATGGTATAATGTCTTTCCGCAAAACTCGCACTCCTTTGGTTCTGGTGGTTTCTTTTTGCATTTTATGCCATATTGCTCTGCTTCCAAAGATGTAACCACATTAGACCTTTTTTCTGAATCCTGTGCTTGGTCTAAAACCGGACTGTACAGTAATTTGCTTATTTGTTCCAATTGCCACACCCCCTTCATTGTTAAACTCATCAAGCCATCCTTTAGCATTTAACCAGGTTGAAGCATGAGGCATGTATCCGTCCAGAAATCGCTTATCGTATTTTTTTGCTCTTTCTACACCTGCTAAAATCGCCTTAAACAATTCTTCATCCGGATCCATTTTGGCCCATGTAATTTCTGCCTGACCCTTGCTCACTTTGTTTGGCCACAACTCCCAAAATCTATCAAACGATGCTCTTTGGCTTGCTGTTAACTCAGCTTTTTTACGAGATTTCCGGGTCTTGGAGGGGCTAACCTTTGGTGGCTCACCTGTGGCCGTTTCAACCAGTAGGCTCTCGCCGGAATTTTTTCTCGCATTTTCATTTCCCCCAGCGGGGGATATAGGGGGAGATATACTCTCATTTACTCTACTTTCCTCTACTTTACTTTGTGGATTATCAACACCGATAACCCCTATTTCCGAAGGTTTTCGGTGCGGAAACTCATCATATTCCGGTTTTTTCGGTGCGGAAACCGTCCTTTTTGAGTAAACCGGAGCTAAATTAGTTACCAAAGTTTCACACCAAATTACTTTGTGTTTAATCCATAGCTTGCTGTCAATCTTCCCCATCTCCGACAGTTTTTCTAATATTTCTATTGCAGTATCTTCCGGAACTTTGGTCAATGCTAATAGGTATTCCCAGTCAGCTATATTGTTGCAGTCGTAATAGTGCCCGTCACTCCTGCACAATAGTTCAAGCAATTTAAACCAGAAAGCATAACCATCATTACCGTATCGGTTTTCCAACATAAACTTGGTCTTGCTGTCAGAAACATAATGAGGGAAGTAATCAACTGTCTGTTTTGTAGGCCTCGCCAAAATATCACCTCCCAACATGCAAGGTTGTGCAGGAGGGAAACCTCCTGCCTATCCATAAATAACCCTGCTTCCTTCCTCTGTCTTTTCTATTTCTATTGCTTGTGGGAACCGCGCCTTCATTGTTGGATCGTGGGTAATTGCCATTACCTTCAATCCTCTGTATCTGTTCTGAATGGTCTCCAGTGCATCACAGTAGGCTTGAATTCCTTCACTGTCCAAGAAAGGAGGCTCATCAATAAACAGCATTCCAAGCTGTATGCCGGCTCTGCTACTCTTAATCTCAGCTAGAGCTAATATTACTGCCAAAGAAGATTTAACTCTTTCGCCGCCTGATTTCGATAAGTAAGGGAGCCTGCCATTATCGTTTATAAAGATGTCCAGAGTTACAACTTCCTTTTTGTTATTACTTTTCAACATCTTTTCAGTAACGAACTCTACGCTCATTTTCCCGCCACTCATTTGGCCAAGTATGTTATTTGCTGTAGCTTCAAGCATCGGTACAATAGATCTGATGATATTATGAGGAACACCATCTTGACTAAATGCTTTTTTAAGCTCCTCATAAATGGTTACTTTATCGGCTACATCTTTTAAAAACTGCTGAAGTTTTGATATTTCAGCCTTTGTTTCCTGAAGGTACTCAAGCTGCTTGTTATATGCCCCGATATTCATTGACAGCTTTTGTATTTCTGTCTGAAGGTCGGATATTGATGTTTCCAACACTGAAAGCTGTGATTTGAGTTCATCACTTCCGGATGCTGTCTGGTTCTCGACTTCAAGCTCTTGCTGCTTAGTCATTATCTCAGCCGCAATATCTGTAAGCTCTTTATCTAACTCAGCAATACGGATTTCAGCTATAGCTTTTTTCTCTTTTGCTACCGGAAGGAGCTTCTCTTTATCCAACCATGACTTTGCAGCTTCAATCTCCAATATAAGGGAGTTATATTGGTCAGCTGCAACCTTCATTTGTGTTAGCTGTTGTTCAGCAACCTCTTTTTCTTTGGTGCAACCAATAACCTTATCCTGTAATTCATTAACCTTACTATCAATGGCTTGTATTCGTTCATTTATGAGCTTTATTTGTTCCTTGTATCCCAGTAGAGCTTCATACTCTTTTGCAGCTTTTTCAAGGCTTGATACAAGAGCGCGCTTGCTGTTGATGGCATCCTGCTCATATCCTAAAGCATTACGCTTCTCAATCAGTGCATCAATCTTTTTTTGGGCCTCTTCTAGCTTTGCCTTTTGTTCTGCCTGCCACTTTTGGCAGTCATTTTTGTATGAGAACATCTTTGATTTAGCTTCCTTTGCATCCACAAGGAAACGGCATCTAGCATTTGCTGGATCAATACAACCACTGTTATCAAGTAAAGCTGCCTTTTCCTTAAGACTTCTATATTCGGTAATGCGTCTGGTGTACTCTGTATCATATTGGGACTGCAGTACGGCTTTCTGTCTTTCAGCTGCAGATATCTCATTGCCAAACCGAATATATTCCCCTGCTTTCTCCTCAAGAATGGAAAGAGCTGCTTTTTCACTGGTATATTGCTCATGCTTTGCCTTAAGCTGGCTTTCCACAGAAACCTTATCTTCATAAGGCTTTTTCTTGCTTACTAGTGAGGCTTTTTCAATGTTCAGCCTTGCAATTTCTGCCTTGGTAGCCTCAATATCTGCAACAAGCTTCTGATATTCAGCTTTCTTCGAGTCATATAAAGCCTTGTCGGTTATGAGTTCCTTTTCTTGAGCAAGCAGTGAATTATACTTGGCAACTCCGGCCACAATAGTTTCTTCCTGTGAAAGAATGATGTTGGAGTTGTTAAGAACATCAATCTGAGCACTCTTGTTGGCTTCTATATCAGCCTTTTTCTTGTTTAAGGTATTAATACCTTCGCTAAGCTTTAAGGCCCGTGTAGCAGCCTCCAGTTTTGAATTTAACCTGAGCTTAAGCTTGTCAGCTTCATCAGTTAATGTCTTAATTTTTTGGTTGTTTGCCTCAATGTATATTTCAGCTGCTTCAATATTTCGAAGGACTTCCTCTTCATTAGGAAGCGTTGACGAAAGCTTTTCTATCTGGTCGTTGTTCTGTCTTATTTGTCGGTTAAGCTCTGTCACTTTATCCTTCGCAATGTTTTCCATATCTTCATAAATTCTAAGGCCAAGAATATTTCCGAGGATGCTCATTCTACTTTCCTTATCAGCTTGAAGGAACAAACCGTATTGGTCCTGCATGATGAGAGCGCAACTTCTCAAGGTAAGGCTATCCATACCAAGAATGTTAATAATCTCAGTTTGGGTATCATTCATGCGTTCTTTAGATCTGTTTATCCATTCACCGTCTATAAGCTCAGATAGATTAAGAGTTGCCTTACCGCTTTTTGCCCTGGTCCTTGTAACCCGGAAAGTCCTATCCCCTATTTTGAAGGTGAACTTAATACTCCCGGAACGGGCTTTCTCATTGTTGCTGATCCACCCAGTGAGGTCACCTTCTCTTGGTTCCTCATAAAGGCAGTCAAGGATAGCATCCATAAATAGCGAGCTTTTTCCTACCCCATTTTTACCATTGATGGTGCAGAAAGTAATATCCTCAAAGCTGAAGGTTTCTTCCGGGTAATTTCTATAATTTTTAACCTCAATTTCAACCGGTAAGAATAAACCGGTAAGAGATGCGGTTATACTATTGGCAGTAGCCTCTGCAATAATCGGACGTGCAGCTTCTATAATCTCGATTATTCTATCATCAGGAATTGCTTTCTCAAGTAAATACTCTCTTAAATTGTCCTCAGGTGAATTCTTTTCAGAAAGGTCATTCCTGTTTGCCGTAATCAGGATTTTCTCAGGAGTAATTTCTTGCACCCAAAATGCACCATCTGAATACAACTCTTTTTCAAGAATTGCCTTATTTAAGGCTTTATTTAATTCATCAGTACAGTTATAAATAACCCTAACAATTTTGCCTTCAATTTCTCCACGCCATAATTTAGTGGCAACTTCATCTATGTTGCCAAGGTTGAATTTAGCAATATCTTCGTTGGCCATACGGATGGTTTTAAATTCTCTATGCGGTGTTTTTATGAAATCATGGGTACCATACACAAAGTCATGTATCCAGAATCCTCGTTCTTGTCCTTCATCATTGAAGTTCAAAGCATTTATAGCTCCAGCATAATAAGTATTAAGGCAGCTGGTCACCTGCTGCGGTCTATGAATATGCCCTAATGCCACCAGGTCAAAGCCGGCCGCATCTAACGCTTCTGGAAGAAGTACAGGTTCAAATTGTGCAAGAAATTGTGTCTGTCCACTCTCTGTGTTGCACCCTGGAACTGTATAATGTGCTATGAGAATCGAATTATACGCTGGATTGCACATAGCTTTTAAACTAAGTACGATTTTCCCGAGTTCCTCAGTAAACACCTGGTTTTCATCATCCTTTGACAACCCAGGAAATTTAGCTCTAAATACACCTCTATCAAAGCCGGGGAGTGCGGCAACATTAATGTTACCGCTTTTTGTACTTATTACCTCGGCTCGGGGGGTATCAAAAATAGTAATAGCTGGCTCCTCTTTAAAAACCTCCTGCATCATCTTGAACTGCTCATCTCCATCATGGTTAGGTGTTCCACGAAGCACACATACAGGAGCAATTTCTGACAATCCCTTTATAATGTTGATGGCATTATAGGTTTCATTCAGTCCCCTATCTGCCCATACCTTAGCTGTATGGAATATATCACCTGATATAACAATCAAATCTGGCTGCTCATCTTTAGCCTTTTCCGTCATGAAACGCAAGCAATCGTATATATCCTTACCTCTAAGGTTTATTCCGTTCTGCTCAGGACCGGGATAATTGCCTATATGCCAATCGGATGTGTGAAGAATTTTCATCAGTTTGCACCGCCTTTCTGACACTTCATACAAAGAGGTCTACCGAAATTTCTCACTGCATAGGCAGATACTTTATCGCTGATTGTTGTACCGCAGTCTGTGCATATATTGGGGTCAAAATCTTCATCAGGCTCTGTTGGTTCCTCATCTAGATGGAGCGAATATTGTTCAGCCTCTTGTGATTCATCAAAAGGACTATCATCTTGAGGCAGATCAGAAGCAAATGCAGAATTATCTACAAATTCTTCCGGATTAAAGTCATCATGGCTTGGTTGTTCTACATAAGAAGGAGCTGCAGTCAGTACCTTGCTTGTTCCAAACATATTACTCATAGAAGACATGCCTTGTTCAAGCATTGCTCTTCTTACTTCCGGATTACTATAGTCGGGACTAAATGTAACTCTTGGAACCACAAAAGGCTTTTTCAATTCATCAAGTGTATAAGTGCCTTTTATGCCGATAAGTGCTCTGATAACTCTGAGAATTGCTCCAGTCATAGCCTTTTCTGCAAATGTCTTTCTGAGCAATGTCATATTAACCAGTACAGCTCTTTCAATATATTTCTGTCTATCTTCATCAGCTATTTTGTATGCTTTGCAAGGTTTACCCCATTTGTCAGTGGTGTTAATCCACTCACCTTTAAACAGCTTTGCTGCTTCCTCTGCTGCCTTCTTGTCAGTAATTCCATGCAGGGATTTATCCATAAATTCAAGTCTGAAACGATCCTCTTCATCATCAAGATTAATAACCTTTTCATCTACATGGGTCTTGCCAGTTCCATCAGGCATTCTCATTGCCCCGTAGGCTTTAGCTTTGTAGCAGTTTTTGGTTATAAATGTACCATATGTGTTGTTCGGATCAAATTGAATGCCGGCTGCAGCTGCAAGTTTCATAAGTAGCGGTTTAGCAGGGGAATATACATCAGAATAGATGTCTTTCCCAGTCCTAGGATCAGTTCCTGTTTTCACGCTTCCAACCTTAAATATGTCTCCGGAATGCTCAGATATATCAGCCTGTACTTCCATAACGGTGAATTTATAGAATGGGTTAATCTGTGCCTCATTAGATACCGGCATCAGTAAGTTTACATTCTGGTCATTATATTTTTTTTGAATTTCAACTAACGAATTGCTTGTGTTTGACATTTTTCATACCTCCATATTGTTGATTTAAGTATTAAATCATGTTACAATATGAACATAGGGTGATTGCGTTAGCTTAGCGGGCGGCGCAATCTTTTTCTATGTTCATAATAAGCTCATTGTGGATTCTACAAATCTCAGAGAAACGGTCCTGGGAAACTGTTTCCGCTATAAGCATTGCCAGATACCATGGCTGACGCCTTTTCCCTTGTGCATCACCCTCTCTGTTGATTATCCAGTCGAGTTTGCGCCTTGCGTACTGCTCGGCTTTTTTCATTTCATGATCGGAAATACTATCGCCAAGTTCAATTTCAGCAAGTGCTTTCAGGTTACTCAATTTTGACACCCCCTTTGTTTGTTCAAATAACATCTTTGACACCCTGTCTCACATTCTGGATAACCCAGCTCTTTTAAGCATTTTCCATTCATCTTTTGAATGGATTTGTACTTTTCTTCGCCATAATGATCTAGCTGGTTTTTATGTGTTGCTAAAATTGCTGTTCCACCATAAGTCTGAACAATAAAACCATATTGCTCAGCCAATTTCATTACTTCACTCCAATGTTGATCCATCAGTTCTGACAACCATAATCGCCTCCTCTCGCGAACACATGTGTAATGTAAATCCTCTTAATCCATCTTCAGCAGTCCTTCCTTTTCGTATATCTCCATTTGTCAGAACATACTCCTTATCGCTGGTGTTATCAGGAATAAAAAATATTGGATTAGCATTTACTATCAGAGCCTTTTCCCCTTTTCTTTTAATGAAACGTATTGATTTACCGCATATACTGCATTTTGCCAATGTTTTTCACACCTCCTTTACTTTTTAACCTCCTAAGGTGAACTGAAACTGTCCAATATGTAGCTCCAAAAGTAGCTATAATCAGAATCCACTCGCCTCCTACAGCAAAATATCCTCTTTGATCATAAGCTGCAGGTAATGCCCACAGTGACACAAGCCAAGCAAAGAATATTGATAAAACTATCTTGATTGAAACTGTGATAAGAAGTATTGCTGCCTTGACAGCCGATTTCTTGATCCGGCGTATTTTCGTGGAGTGCATTTGGGACATATGTAGCCTTCTTTTGGAATTACTTTTTGAATACTGATTTGCCAAGTCCGTTGGCATTTGGTACACCTTGCAACCATTCATTTTCTCTCCCCCTTTAATGCCATTCGGCGTATTTCTTCCTCTGTATACTCATCCATAAGTGCGTAAATAAGAGCTATAAATTCATTTTCATCAAGTCCTTGGTTAATTGCTTTTCTATATGCGACAACTGCATAATCTATGGCTGTATGGTTATCCAACTTTTAGCCCCCTCTCTTTTTCTAAAATCTCCAGTGCCTCCCATGGGTAGCCTACTGTTTTATAAACCTGGTTAATTTTATCAACTACATTTAAAATCTTTTCAATATCCTTTTGGATATGTGGAAGGTCCATTTCATACTCAACATAAAGGACTAATTTGCCCCTGCTCTCACAAAATTCAAGTTCTGTTTGTGTATTTTCAAAAATGTAATCATAGAATTCAGGGTCCACATCAATATCAAGCTCTATTTTTGCATTGACTCTCTTTATCATCAGTCTCAGCTCCTTTCTCTTTAGCCCTAGAAGCTTCTTTGAGGTACTTACTATAGCAAACCTTGCCAAAACCTAGCTCCTGATACTTCGGGTTTTTTAGTTTCCTACCGCACCTGCCACATTGCATTGACTTCACCTCCTCTATGTAAAAGACTGTACTACTTGGAAACTGCCACTGCTTGCTCATGTGCATGAATTTCATTCATGTCACAATAAAACTTTTCACAAAAGTACTTTTTGGGCACTTTGCCGGCTACTGTGATATATCCCTTTCTGCTCAGTTCCTTGTTAAGGTCCTGAATGATTTTATAAGCCTTTGATTTAGATACGCCAAGCAGTGCCATAATATCTTCAACCCGGTAAAATGCCATGTTCTTCGCCTCCTTACTTCAAATTTTTTTCTGCCCATAATCGCAGTTCTTGACTATACACAGTTATTTGTTCCAATGCCTGAAGTACCTCTTCAAGCTCAGGTTTCTCATGTTCTGATATAACCCCATCAGCAGCTATATCAATAAGCTTGTTCTTTATTTCATCAATAGAGCGAAATGCTGATAAAACTTTTATGGTCAATCGGTCGAGTTCTGCAATCTCTAGTTTGGGAACTGTGTCTTTTCCGATCGGACATTCATTGGTACAATAATAGTTTTTTATCTCCGGTGCATTATAGAGATCTGCCATTAAAACTACCTTATCCACAGGTACAACCTTTGTGTTCCCAAGCTCATAATCTGCAAGTGAAGAAACCGATACTCCAAGTAGTTCTGCCGCACCTTCTCTGCTGTTTAGCTTGTCATTATATTTTGCTGCCTCTTTTCTACAGCGACAGTAGATATTATCCAATGCTTTTGTAGGGTTGGTTCCCATTTATCTCACCTGCCTTTTGATTTAGAATATTTCACAAGAACATATTCCTATTGAGATACTTCATCTGCAAAAAAAATTTCTTCAATAGGAAGCTTAAAGTAATCAGCTATTTTCTTTGCTTCAGCTAATGTAAACTTTACGCTCCCTACTTCTTTTTTGTAGTATGCAGCTTTTGTTTCTAGGCCAAGAATTTCAGCCATTGTTTCTGCAGATATACCTTTTTGGTTTCTGAGGTTTCTTAGCTTTTCAAACATTACATAGCCTCCTTTAACAGTGTCTTATTGGGATACTTTAATTATAGTATCCTGTTAGGAATATGTCAATAGTTTTTTTATAAATAGTATCTGATTAGGACACAATTGTATAATTTCCTAATCAGATACTATATAATTCTGCTTGAGGTGGTGAATATGAATAGAATTAAGCAATTAAGAGAGGAAAAAGGTTGGACACAAGAGGATTTAGGTCATAGATTAAAGGTTCAAAAATCAGCAGTGTCAAAATATGAAACAGGTAGAGTTCCTTTAACAGATGAGACTATAAAGAAACTTGTAGAAATATTTGATGAGAGTGCCGACTATATACTTGGTCTTAGTAATGTCAGAAAGGATAAGAAATATACGGCAAAACTCACTGAAAAAGATATTGCAAAGATAAAAGAGGAATCTAACCGAATTAAAGCCCTTATGCTGACATCCTTAGGGATGGCTTTTGATGGCGAAATCGATGATGAGGAAACCTTGGCGAAGGTTATGGCTGCACTAGAGGAGGGTATGATGTTGGCAAAAAAAGAAGCAAAGGAAAAATACACTCCAAAAAAACATAGGAAATAGGAGCTATTTCCACTATGCAGGATATTAAAAGTGTTGTTGAAAAGATTAAAAGGAAATATAAAACATCTGAGCCTTTTGAGTTGTGCAGTTTAATGGGAATCACGGTATTATACAGCGACCTTGGAAGTATACGCGGAATATATCAGTATAAATATAAAAAACGAATGATCCATATAAACTGCAATCTTGACTCATACCTTAAACGCCAAGTGTGTGCCCACGAATTAGGCCATGCCGTATTACATCGAAAAACCAATACCGTATTCCTTGATGCCTTTACATATTTGCCAGTAGAAAAAGTCGAAATAGAAGCCAATATATTTGCCGCTGAGTTACTTATAGGTGATATTGATCCTAAACACTATGAAGGATATTGCCTTAGCCAGGTAGCCTCGTGTTTGGAGGTATCTGAAAAAATGATGGAATATAAGGTGAAATATTTGCTTGATAAGGAGGGTTAAAAATGAAAACATCTATTACAAAAAACAAGTGGTTTTGGGTAGTTCTTGTTGTAGTTGCTCTTGCAGCATTGGGTAATATTTTAGGTTTGTATGACAAAGGCACACCCGTTAAAGAAATTTTAACTACACAAATAGATGAACCATCGGATAACACCATTGCTTACGAAGTGGTCACCAGCGAAGATTATGGTGTAGGATTAAAAAATCATTCTTTTAGGGTAATTGTTGATGAAAAAGCTACAGATGAACAACTTCTCTGGGTATATTCTCAGTTAAATAATAGTAAATATGAAGAAGTTACAATATGGTTTTATAAGAGCAAATCGTCTATAGAAAATGGAGTATATGATGTGGCAATGGTCGAGAGAAAAGGGACAGCCTACCCAACAATAACAAGATAAGCCATGCTTCAAGGGTACTTAAAAAAGTATATAGATCCTTTAATCGCTCTTAAAGAGCTTTTAAGTTATCCTTTGTGTAATTTTGTCCATGAATTTTTTACTTACACAAGAAATTATGAGTCTGGACTAGATTTTGCTGATTACTGCTATAGCATTTTAGAAATTAACAAAGACAAGCTTACCGATAAAGAATTTGAGCAATTTGACAAACTTTTAATAACATTAAGGCTTTCTATGCTCGACTACCTTAACCGTTGGGGAGAATACATATCATACTATGAAAATATTCTCTCAACAAAGAATTACCTGCTTACATATGACAAAAGCAGAAACGATCCTGATTTCAACAAATATGTTGTCTATGAAGATGAAAGGTATAAGTATGTTCATTTCCTTTATGCAGTAAGCCATAGATATGAAATCATCAAAAGGAAATTTAATAAATGGCTTAATGGAAAAAATGTAGAACATTTGAAGCGTCACCAGCAGGACAGACTTTCTGATACTGAACTACAAGAAAGGATTGAATCAATATTCGCTCGACTTGATATGTATTTACGTAGAAGTCAGAATGATAAATAACCAAAACCCCGCCCTATATAGGGGTGGGGTTATTCTGCAAAATGGGGTGTTATTATGCCTGTATATAAAGATGAAAAACGTGGCACTTGGTATGCAAGTTTTTATTATACAGACTGGACTGGTACACGTAAACTTAAAAAGAAAAGAGGATTTACCAAGCAAAAAGATGCTAAGGATTATGAGCGAGAATTCCTTAATAAATCCAAACAAAGCTGCGATATGTCATTTGAAAGCCTTGTGCAACTTTATTTAGAGGATGTATCTGCCCGTTTAAAAGGAAGCACTATGGATACAAAGAAAAATATTATTGATACTCATATCCTCCCCTTTTTCAAAAAGTTGCCTTTGAATAAGATTGAGGCAACGCATGTTAGAAAATGGCAAAACAAGCTTATAACAAATGAAAATGATTATTCACCTACTTATCTCAAAACGATAAATAATCAATTAAGTGCCATTTTTAACTATGCAGTAAAATACTATAAGTTACCCGAAAATCCGGTTCGTAAAGCTGGCAGTATAGGAAAGAAAAAAGCAGATGAAATGGAGATTTGGACTGTTAATGAATTTGAGCAATTTATTAAAGTAGTTGATAAACCAGCCATAAAGCTGGCTTTTGAAATAATGTTTTGGACAGGATTGCGAGTCGGAGAAACAATAGCCCTTACACCTAAAGATATTTGGGATACTAAGATTATAGATGTGAATAAAACTGCATCTCGCAAAAATGGTGAGGACCGCATTTATGATCCTAAAACCACAAAGAGTGCCCGTAAAGTACCGATACCGGATTTCCTTTATAACGAGATTCAGGAGTATCTTAATTCATTGTATGAAATCAAAGATACTGATAAAGTTTTCTATTTTACTAAAACTACTCTCAACAAGAATTTAGATAGCTTTGCAAAGATAGCTGGCGTAAAAAGGATAAGGGTTCATGACTTGCGCCATTCTCACGCTTCATTACTGATAGAAATGGGCCAGCCAATACTTCTTATTTCAGAACGCCTAGGACATGAAAGTGTGCAGACTACTATGGAAACATATGCACATCTTTATCCTAATAAAGGAATCCAGTTAGCTGAGGAATTACAAAAATTAAGAAATGTAGAATCCCAATGCCAAAATAATGCCACAAGTGAAAACGAAACCCCAAAATCCCTTAAAGAATAG